CGCCGCTGCTCTGCTGCCTGCTCTTCGATTTTAGTCAGTTCCTGCTCATGCCGGGCCTTGGTCTCTTTCTCGATCTGGTTCCATTCGCCCTTTAGGGCTATGTCCTTCTCTCGACCTTGCGCGATAACCTCACGCTCCATGGCTTGTTTTTCGCGTAGGGCTTCGACTTCTGACAAATTGGACTGACGGATGATTTCCAACTTCTCGGCCATCTGTTCGCGCAACTTTGCGTTGTCGCTTTCCTCTTCCTCGCGCCCCTCCTGCTGCTGGAACGTCTCTCCTGTGCCGCTTTCGCTGCGGGCTTTCGCTTTGGCAGAAAGCACGTTTTCGGCAGCACGGTCCATCTCGGCCGATGCCTCATCGACCATCCGGCGAAGCGCCAGTGATGGCATTTCTTCCGAAAGAATGTCCTGAATATCCTGAATGCCAACCTCAGCGGCACCCTGCACAACGTCTAACTCCTGCTGTATTTCCTGCCCGAGCCTTGACATTCCTATGGTTTCGATATTGACGGTCGGCAGATTATTCAGCAGACCAATAAGCTCGTTTGTGGCGGCTGTCGGAAACTCTACAATGTCACGCGCCAGTGTAAGCATGACCTCTTTAGCGCCAAGCCCAAACAAGGCAACCGTGCGCCCTGCCACCTGAAACACTCTATTAACACCCTCGGCAGCATCGAGTACCCATCCGAGTGCATCTGTTACGAACTCAGCAGCACTCCGGCCCATGTCTCCGAATCCGCCAGCCTCGATAGCCGCCTGCTCCAAGTAGTCAATAACGCCAGCAATAACAGGCGCAAGCTCTGCGCTAAACTGGTCTCTCATCGCCGTTAGAGCATCGCCTCCGCTTTTTAGCTCTTCGGATAATTGCGCCAGTTTTTGGGTGTCACGATCAGACAGCACCAGGCCCAACTCTTCGGCTCGCCGGGCCTGCTCCTGAAGCGCAGCGCCTCCATCTCGCAACAATGGGATAAGTGCCGTTGCATCTGAGGCCATCGTCTCCATGAAGAAGGTCATATCAGCTTGCGATAGGTTGGCTTTCTCAAGGCTATCAACGTAAAGCTGCAAGGCCTGTGGCCCGGACAGGTTGCGGAATTGTTCGGCAGTCACGCCAACCTGTGGTGCGATCCGCTCGAAGAAGTCCGCCATCGGGCCGCCGCCCGTTTGCAGGAAGTCGCCTACCCGGTCCTGAACATCTTTAAGAATGTCGGAAAGCTTTTCCTGCTCTACACCAACCTGGCGGGCAGCAAAGGCCATTTTCTGGAAAGTTTCGGGAGTCGTGTTGGCTATGTCAGAAAGGTTGCGCAACTCTCTGGCAGCGTTGGCAGACTGGACCACCACCGTTGCCGCTAGGGCTGCACCTGCTGCGGCTGCACCGGCTGCTATTTTACCGAAGTTGTTAACAGTCCTGCGGGCCTCACTGCCGAGCTTGCCAAGGCGCATTTTCGTGTCGTCAGCGCCCTTAACAAAACCGGCAGTATCAGCCCCAATCTCAACAACCAGACTACCCAGTTTCATTCAGCAACCTCTTTAACCGCTTGGCCAAGTATGAGTTACTCGGTCCTTTGGGCTTTGCTTGTTCGGGCATGTGGATCTCAAGCAGCCACATCAGATCCCTCGGGGTCAGCCGCCAGAATTCAGAGGGCGAGCACCATTTCATAACCATGGCTCGCGCATACCAAGCCTTTACGAATCGCTGGCGGCCTGTTGCTTTCCCTGCTCACCATCGCCGCTGTCGGCCCTCAGATGCTCGGGCGGGATCAGCATAGCGATCAGTCCATAAACCTGATTTACGGTGTTCTCCAACGCCTTGCCGGGCCGATACAGCTCGGCGTACACGTCATCAGCGGTAACTCGCTCCATCTTGCTGCCACTGGCCCGGATCGCGTAATTCAGCGCCGCCGCGTACCCCTTGGCGATCTGCATCCGCTTGATCTTGCCGGTGTACTGCATGTGGTGCAGCTCGTCGAGGGTGACGTGATCCTCAACGGTGTCAATGAGTCCCAGCACTTCGTCTGCCGGGATCTCATACGCCTCACCCTGCCACTTGATCGTTACGGGCTGAAACATGATTTATGGCCCTGCGGCGTAGGTGAACGCGCCGGAGCTGCGAAGCTCTGCCGTAAACTCAATGGCCGAGTTTTCATAATTCGCGGTCTGGCTGAATGTGCCGATCTGGAAATTGCCTTCCAGCGTATCGCCGGAATCTTCCCAGCTAACCCGGTACAGACCAATAGCGCCAGCCAAGAAGGTTTCCAAAAGCGTGTTGTCCTTAACGATACCGCTGGTACTCAGTGACAGCGATTTGATGCCGCCCGCCAGTAGCTCCCGGTAGTTGCTGGAACACTTGTCAGTAACGTTGATCTCACCGACCTCACCGCTGAACGAGTCCTCCCGCGAACAGGCGAGGGCGGTCCAAGTGCTGCCGCCGTCGTCACTGGTTTCGATAATCAGAGTTGATCCGCTTTGTGCAGGCATTAGATTGCCTCCCTCATCATGTTCAGATTAAAGACCAGGATCACCCGGTCGTTTTCGTCGTAGCCCAGCGAAGTCACGTCGCCGTCACCGCGCAGGCCAAGATACTTGTAGTCCCCAATAAATACCGCGTCGGGGCCAATGAGTTTTTTTTTGACTGCTGCCATTTTTTCGTAAGCAGGAAGATACCCGTTTGCCCTGACTCTCACCTGTACCGTCGGCTCTTCCAGCCCGCAGTCTGGGTCAGGCTGGAAACCGCCCGTGTCGTAAAATGTAATCACATCATCAGGCGTTGCGGGCTCCCTGCTAACGTTTATTGGCCAGCCGGTAGTGCCTGCAAAAACTCCCTCTGATGCTGCAAATTCTGCTGGAAACAGAGAATATTCCTGATTCACAAAGTCAGCAGACAGCGTTGTAATATCCTCTGCTACATATTGAGCCAGATCAGCGGCAGGGCTGGTCATACCTTCATACCTTTAGCAAACTGGTCGATTATCCAGCGCCGGTTCGACTGCACTGACCTGCTCAGAAACTTTGGGCCGCCTGAATCCCAGTAGCTACCCTTGCCGGTGCCACTGGTTCGCGGCTCACCCTTGAGGGTCTGCTCCATATTCTCGTGTACGAACGGAGCGTAAAACGCCGTAAATCCGACGAATACCAACTTGCCGCGCACGTCATGGTAAGCAGACCCCCGGAGGTTTCCGGTATCGGCTGGCGCATTCTTCACCGCGTCAGCCTTAACCCGCAACCCGACCTTTGTCAGCACCATGCGGCGCTTGGCCTGCATCATCGTGACTTGGCGGTTGATGTTGGTCAGGATGTTGGTCAGACCGGTTACAGCCATGCCTTAACCTCTTTCAAGGTGCCGGATAAGTCCGGCATGATGCGCACCTGACGGACCTCGTAAGCGCCCGCTTGATCATGCGGGTCAGCCTCTGCGCTTGTGCCCTGATACAGCCACCCTTGGCGATCTACATCCCGATCTGGATAAACCACTGACCGGCTTACAAACTCGTTACCGTCAGCGTCCCTGACGCGCTCGTTGTTGTCTTCCCACCGGCACAAAATCGGAACGGGTGCCGGGTAGCTAAACCCGCCAAATCCGTCAGACGTTCCCGGCCCCCAGTAAGTGGCCGTCTGCGTCATGTATTCCTGTGACCAGATATTCACAGCAACTTACTCATGGCGCGTTGTTTCGTGAAATTAATCAGCAGGCCGCACGGGTCAACCATCAATAGCTGTTGCCCGTATGGCGTTGCCTTCAGCCCTTCGCCGCCCACCGCCATGTATGACTCCTGAGAGTCGCCAAAGCTGCGAGAAGTTAGCGCCTTCGTGCGCTCAACGGTTGCGGTGATGTAATGAGCCGTTAGCAGTTTTTCCAGCAACGCCAGGGTTGTATCTCCCGCGCTGGTGCATTGGACCGCGTACCGATCAATTACATTGCTCGCAATATCAATCCAGCTCTGAATCTGTGGTTCGGTCAGACTCGTTGTCAGGATCTGTTGCACGTCCGCTGGTACTGTCCGGCTCATTGCTCACCTTCCGACTGGACTTCCTGGCCCGCTTCGGCTGAGTCTTGATGGCCTCATCTGCCACCAGTTCCAGCCTGTCCGGGTTCGACTTCAACTGATTCTCAGTACCTTCAAACTCGCCACCCACAGGGACCGCCACACGGCGGCCCCCTTCCTGGGTTACGAACTCTCCGGCTGTTACTTTAAGCCGCATAAGTCACCCCTTAGCTGTAATGCACGATGCCAAGGTTGGACTCATAGTCCGCTTTGATGCGCGGGGCCCATGCAGCCATAACCGCAAAGTTGGTCTGCATACCGTCACCACGCTCCCACTGTACAGTGGTCACGTCTTGCGCTACGGCCAGGTCTACCACCTCGGGCGTCATCTGCACCAGGACCACGTTGCTGTCGGTCAG